ATTGTCACCAATACTTACAATACTTCCAATGTTTGTAGTGAGTGCAAACGATATCTCAACAGCGGCAGGCACAGCTACATCTGTACTTGAGCTTGAGCCTATACCATTGAGTGAGCGTAAAGCGTACTCATCTACATCAGCAGGTGTCGTTCCTGAGTTTCTTACAAAAGCAAACCAATCACGCTCTTTCTTTTCAAAATACTCAGCCTCTATAAATCCTGTGGTTTGGATGTCGCTTGTTAGTGTAGCTTTCCAAGCGTCATCAGATTCAAGATTAAGAGTCTTGAATATTTTATTTTGTAATGGAGTGTCGTTGAAGACACTTGTCATTGTCGAAGACACTGCTGCCTGTTCGTAGAAAGTGTTTCTTAGTTCATTGCTGTTGTGTCTCCATAAGTTACCTCCCTTGAATGTATACAAATATCTATTCATACCAATCATATAGTCAGGGTAGTATGAATAAAAGGATGGGAACCCTTTGGATGATTCGCTATAAGTAAGTGTGTAGTTTCCTGTTAGTCCTTCCATATATTTTAGCTAAAGTAATCAAAAACAATATACATATACTCTTCCGTTCCTCCCGCAGGCAGGGTGTAGGTGCCTGTGATTGTAGGTATTGCTCCTGTTTGCGGAAGTACCTGTAATCCGGGGTCAGTCAATAAAGAGTTATATCCTAAAAACGTCGGTGGATAAAGAGTTGCACTTCTACAGAACAGTAACCTGTTACTTGGTTGAAACTTGTAGTTATCCGATGGCGGAATAGCATTGCTTATTACCGATAGTACATCTCCATTGTTAGGAATAATACCGCCACCTTGAGGTGCTGTAACCACAGTTGTAGATGATACGATGGGAGCAGATATTGTAGGTTTACCCGGAGCAAATTGAACCTGCTCGCTTTGCAGTGCGGATGTAAATGAACCATCTGTCCATTGATATTCATTGTGAATAAATTTTCCGGCATCAGCAGCATCAGTAACGCAAAAAGTGGTAAGTGTTATCTCTTGTGCTTGTGGACAACCAACGGAAATTTCAAGCTCTACAACTTGCTTTCCTGCAGGCGAGAATGGAGTGAGCGTAACCTCAACCTCTGTGTCACCTACGCTGTCTTTATTAAAGCTAAAGGTACCTGTTCCAAGAGTGTTAACAAATGTTGATGTACCTTGATAGTCTTCAGCTATAGTTATACCTCCTCCTGTTCCAAGTGCAGAATCAATAGATAGTATATTGTAATCTATATCACATATCCCGACTGTATTACCTACATTGATGGTAAGTACAAGGGGGTCAGCGGCACTTACTGTAACGGTTCTTTTAACACCACAGTTTTGAACTTGTACTTCTTGTGGTAGCTTAACATCGTTAGAAGCTAATACAAACTCATTCATATAGGGGTCAAATGCACCAAGCTTTTGAGTGTCTCCACTTCCAATAAACAAGTCTCTAAACCATCCTCGCATTCCTGCTTCAGATATAACTGTTAACTGTTCTGCTTGGCCTTGTCCCTTAAGCTGTATTACGGCTCCTCTTTTTGCATCGGTAAAGAATTTATTATATCCCCACTTTACATAACTCTCAGGGTTATTACTTATTCCATACTTTTCAATTCGTGCAATCTGAGTACCTAACACCTCAGGTATAGAAGCAATACTTCCTCCGCCCGTTGAGTCACTAAGCAAGTTCTTTCCTGCAAGCACATAAGAAACTTTGTCTTCCTGAAGCGTAAGTATATCTGTCTCTCTACCATCCATAAGTTCTATTGACCCAAAGGAGTCCTCTAAGGGCTTAAAGTTAGCAAGACCTAAGTTGAACTCATTAAGCTTATTTACATTCGTCTCGTCGTTAAATACACCGCTGTATGTTAGGTCTGCAAACCTGTGTACTCTTTCATACTCTTCAGCAGAAGTAGAAAAGAATCTTTCTCCAAGCTCCATTGGCTTACCTACGATGGAATCTAATATCTTAAAACTTTCAACTCCGTTACCAAAAGAGTAGCAGTTTCCAAAAGTAGTTTTAACAATCGCATCGTCTACTGCCGTTTGGTCTTGACCTCCTCCTATGGCAGCCGAACCGCTATGAAATCCTGTGGCTTGGTCTATTGCGTAGGAATCGGAAGACTCATACCAAAGGTCAGGTTCCGCATCTTGAGGTTGTGTTTCAAATACAAGAAGGTTTTCTGAACGGAAGACCTGCCACTCACAAGTAATAGATGACCTTTTCTTTTCGCTGTTACCGCTACCACATCTTGGCGGCCCCGACATAATAAACCTAATATCCGTTCCGTTTTTATACCACCTATAATAGTTGGTAAAGTCTCCGGTTGGCATCTGATAATCGTTAGCTGTACTCGATGTAGGTGCTAAATAAGTATTGGTAATAGAGCTACCATCTCCTGTGGTTGCCTCACCGCTTGATAATGTTCCCTGTATTCCTTGTCCTTCAAACCAAGTTACAATATCAGGATAGTCAGCCTCCGCAAAAAAGGTACGCTCGTACTCATATATTCTTCTCTCACAGTTATTGTTACCATCTCCTGTACCAAGTCTTTCAAACCTAAACTTTAAAACTATCCTTGCTCTTTCGGGAATCGTAAAATCACCAAGACCACTATAAACCATAAGAGGTTGGTCATTGCCGTTGAAGTTATTGAATACATACTTCTGTCCCGGATTCACCAAGGCGTCATCAGGCAGGTCTAAGCTAATGCTATTTGTAGCCACCTTGATGTATGTACCCGAAGGTAAAGGAATGTCATCACCTGCGTCGTCTTCGGGTGCAGGGTCTAAAAAGTTTTCTGTCTGTGCTTTCTTTTCTAATATCACTACCTGAGTACAGGTGCCAATCGGACCAACAGCATCTCTCTTTACATTTAAAGTATCACCCTCTTCTACCTTCCGTGTATTCTCACCCTCCAATAGAATGTAAGTATCCCCTGTGCTTGGGTCTTGAACATAGAAATTAGAATAAACAGTATCGTATCCCTTTTGGTCAGGCTTGATACAGAACTTATATCTTGTAGCAAATGAAGGGGCAAGTTGAGAAGGCGGTATATTTACTTGAATAGAGTTCTTAAATATTGAATTAGAACAAGGAACCTGAACCGAGTTATTGGTACTTACCAAAGCGGTTGTGGCTCTATTGTACTCATCCATATATATTAAACCTACCTCATAGTTTCTATTACTGTGTAAGCTCAATGGAGTCTTAACAGAACTAAATCTATTTAGTGGATTAACTACTTGAAAGTATTCATAGGTGCTTGCTGTTGGGGTAACAACACTGTCTACCCTTCGCATTGCAGGAAGCTGTATGTTTATCACATTCGATGTTAAGGCAGGTGGACTTAATGCTAATACATACGCTATACCTTGGTTGCCATTTGTAGGAATATCGACATATCCCGCCTCAAACTTTGTTCTTGGGTTTGCTCCTGTTGCATCCAAGGTGTTCTGAATGGCACAGTTTATAACATCCGTAAGAGTGAATCCATTACAAGATGTAGGATTGGTTGCATCATACACAGGAAGACTTGTACCTGTAGGGGGAGATGTACCAAGTGCATTTAAAAAGTCAGGAGATGTAGCAAGTTTATATGCTCCTGTAGAAGTTCCATCAGTAAGATAATCTTGAAGAAGAGTATACTCCCAAGTAATATCCACAGGCGGCTGTTCCTCACCTAAAGGGGGAGCAGTGTTGCTTGTAAAGTCTGCGTGGTCTAATGTAAAGTCTATAGATATTGTAGAGCCCTCTGTAAGTTCAATGCCATTGAAATCCATCTGCATTAAAGCATTGAGAACTAAATATGGGGAATTGGCAGGGTCTGCTTGGTAACCCGGATTACCAAGTGTTGTAGGAATTTCCACTGTAGATATCTCTTCAGCCACTAATGAGGTGTTGAAGTTTAAATTTACATTGTTTCCATTCTTGTCCTTTAAATCATAACCTTCTACATAGTTCCCATATATAAGACGATTACCCATTAAGGTCTGAGCTTTAGCTAATAAAGGTACGTTGTCATACGTTCTTAAAATCTCAGAATCAGGTAATACTGTAAATATTTTATACCCACTTAGCTCATAGGTAAATGTAGTATTGTCAGCAATACCATCTGTGGACTTGTCAAATTTCTGCACAACTCGTACAACAGAGTTCGTAGACTCTTTGTATAACAAATCAAAACCAACAACTAAAGGACCGCCTGTGTCCATTGTTATCTTTACATTGTTGTCTGCGTTTTGCATTCCTTCGTTTAGGAACGTGGCTATAGTTACATTAAAAAATTCAGGTTCAAATGCAGGGTTACTGAACTGAGATATAGCAGAGTATTGATTGTCTGCATACTTATACCTGTAAGCAAAACACAAAAACCTTTCTTTTATAAAGTCATCGTTACCCGGTATAGTATTAGTCTCTATATTCGGAGATGTTACAGGGGGTCTTTTTACTACAAGCAACTGTTCCCCATCAAACCCGTCTATTAAAGTTCCTGTATCAGGGTCAGCATAATTGGTTTGAGTATTAATAAACCTTGGCTGATTGTAGTTATCTGTAAAGTACAATAAGTTTGTGCCAATAAAGTTAACACCCGTAATTAAATAATCAGGATTAAAATTCAGTGTGGTATCATTACCTCCTCCATCATCTATAGATATAACGTGATATGTAAGAACATCATCCTTTACATCTAAGGAAACAATAAGGTCAATCTTTCCTGTTGCCCCCACACCAAATGAACGGTCATGTACAAACCAATATATAGTCTCTCGGGAAGAATCTTCACAAGCTCCAATACACTTTGCGTTTGAACTTAAAGGAGTTCCATTAAACTCTAATGTAGTAAGCCTTGTATTTCCCTTTGTATTTTCCACTGAGCCTATCTCTGAATCCTCAGTAGAGCCAAGACGTACATTTAATGCATCAACGTACTGCCCATTAGGCACAAGTCTCTCATCGAGACTTTTGTTCATTATCCCCTGAATAAAATTTCTTTGTAAGTTCGCCATACTTTATTTAATCATCTTGTCTCTTCCACGAAGATTCATTAGTAGTCTTCCCGGATGAATATTACTCATTCTAATTTTAGCATTTCTTAACAACGCTGTAGATTTTTTTCTCAATCGAGAAATGATATATTCTTGAACACCTACCTTAGAACTAAGAATAGCATATTCAATCTGCGCATAAACATAGTCCTCAAACATCTTGTTTACACTAACTAATGAGTCGTCCCCGTTTTCCATACCATCAGAAACGTATTCTAATACACACTGCTGATTCGCCATATCAGAACTGAAGTTTATAACTCCACCCTTTTTATCTACTTTAAATGTAGGGTTTATATTTGCTGTCTCAGTATTTAATCCAAACCTTGCGCCTATACTATAGTCAAAATACCAAGTGCCGTCAATGTTCCATCCTTCATAATTGTTGTAAACACTATTTTGATTTAATTGAATATTCAGGCTTTAGTATGTTGCCATCTTGGTCAAATAAAATTCTGCAATTATTATCCTGAAGGTAAGCCCCACTATAATTTGTTTGAATGTTTTCTGTTAAAGGTCTTAATACTCCATTCTGATATATGGAGACTCGAACCCAATTTACAAAGTCGGGAGGTAAAACAAATCTAAGTGAATCACATACATCAAGCTCTAATATTTTTATCTCTTTAAAAGCGTCATAGTTTAGCTCCTGTATTGCACGCTTTGCGTGAAACAATACCTTGTATCTTTCCTCATTGTTAACGAGACTATGATTCCCACTATACATTAACATAAAGTTGTTCACTATGTCATAGAGTGATACATATTGATACGAACCCCAATTTGCATTCTCAGGATTGTTACCGTTATTTTCGTAGTATTGATATGCTGTTATATATGCCATATTTTATCTTTCTTCTTGTGTGTCTTCTTGGTCCTGTGCTTGTGCAAACTGAACTGCCTGAACTTCTCTTATGGACATTCCCGCAAACTGAAGTATCTTCATTATCAAAGACGGCTCATCATCAGTGGGTAGCTCAAAATCCTGAAAGTCAGCTTCAGTAGAATCAAAGGTAGGCTCGCCACCGGTTAATGTATTGTAAGT